CAAGGTGCTGTACAGGGCGTTAATGAATTTAAACCTTTTAGAGTGGATTGGTGGGACGTACCTGGTCGAGATGAAAAATGGAAAGAATCAACGATTGCAAATACATCGCAGCTGCAGTTTAACCAAGAATTTGGTAACACTTTCTTTGGAACTGGTGATACATTGATAAGCGCAGAAACATTGATGGAGTTTAGAGCTGACAACCCTACAGATACCTTTGAAGGTGGTGACCTTTTGATATATGAAAAACCAGATGCAAAACACGACTACATCATGACAGTAGATGTCGCTAAAGGAAGAGGACAGGACTACTCTACTTTTACTTTGGTCGATATTAGCGTTCGCCCGTTCAAACAGGTTGCTGTATATCGCAACAACACTATCTCGCCTATCCTCTTCCCTAATATTATCTATAAGTATGCGAACTCCTACAATAACGCTTATGTGATAGTAGAAGCAAATGATCAAGGTTCTATAGTTTGTAATGGTTTATATTATGATTTAGAGTATGAAAATATACATTTAGAATCAGCGATTAAAGCTGATAAAATAGGTGTAGAAATCAATAGAAAAACAAAAAGATTAGGTTGTTCAGCTATAAAAGATTTAATAGAAAATAAAAAGTTAAGCATTGTTGATGAAACTACAATAATGGAAATATCAACATTTGTATCAAAAGGAGTATCCTTCGAGGCTTCTGACGGAAATCATGATGATTTGATGATGAACCTTGTAATGTTCGGTTATTTTGTAACTAGCCCATTGTTTAACGATATGACAGATATTAACTTAAAAGAAATGATATTTGAACAAAAGATGAAACAAATAGAAGATGACGTTGTCCCATTTGGTCATATTGATGATGGAACTCAATTTATTGATGAGGAAATTCAAAAACCAGAATGGGCTACGCCATATTATGAAACACACGACGTCGATATTGAAATCTAGATTTATATAAATATAACTATATTTGATAACAACCGTATTATGAAACTTATTATTCAAACCGAGAGGAAGCCATGGCACTATTTACACCATCACAATCACCTGCGGTTGTTGTAAAAGAGATTGACGCTACGGGAGGAGTCCCTAACGTTCAAACTTCTACAGGAGCAATTGTAGGGAATTTTAGATGGGGTCCGGTTGGCCAACGAGTTCTAATATCAAATGAAGCTGATTTGATAGACCAATTCTCGACACCAGACACCACATCTACGATAGATTTCCATAACGCATCATATTTCTTGCGTTACTCAAACACATTACAAGTTGTCAGACAGGCTACGTCTGCAGCTAAAAACGCACACTCAACAACATATAAAGCCGCTGGTCGAGGACCAGGAGCGGTTGGATATGCAGTTCAAGCAATTAATAATAAAAACATATTTGATGCTAATACATCGTTAGATTCAGATGGCCATACATTCGTGGGAAGATTTCCAGGAGATTTAGGTAATGGCCTAAGAGTTTCACTATGTCCTGCAAACAGCACCGCTTTTGCTGCTTGGGATTATGCATCAGCTTTTGACGGAGCTCCAGGATCTTCAGCAATCGATTCAAACGCTGGTGGTACAGGAACTGAATTACACTTAGCCGTTATCGATAATAACGGTGGATTTACTGGAACTAAAGGTACAGTGTTAGAAGCATATCCATATGTCTCTGCTGCTACTAACTCAGTATTAGCTGATGGAAGCACTAACTTTGTTAAGAACGTTGTTAATGAAAGATCAAAGTACATCTATATGGTTAACTTTGACTCTGACTACACGATTAATAACGCTGGCACCGCGATGTCTGCTGGTGCTCAAAAAACATATATATCTGGTCTTACCACGCCTGTTCACTATGACTTTGATAGTGGAGCAAACTCCGCTGCATTAGGCGCAACTGAAATCGCAACTGGTCATGATCTTTTCGAAGATGAAGAAGCAGTTGAAATTGATTTCTTAATAGCACCTGGTATGGGATCTAGAGCAGATCAAACTACAGTAACAAACGATCTAGTTGCAAATGCTATAGGCAGAAAAGATTGTATTGCTGTAACTTCACCTGCAAGAACAGACGTTGTTAACGTAACAAATGAAGCTACTGCGACAACAAACATCGTAGCTACTGCTGCTACATTTACTAAGTCATCTTACTTAGTGATGGACGGTAACTACATAAAAGTATACGACAAATTTAATGACCAATTTATCCAAATACCTGCTGCCTCATCTGTGGCTGGACTTATGGCTGAAACCGACAGAGTTGCGGCTCCTTGGTTCTCACCTGCAGGAACAAGACGTGGTCAACTTCTTGGCGTAACAGCTATTGACTATAATCCAAATAAGACACGAAGAGATACACTATACAAAGCTGGTGTAAACCCAGTTGTAAATGTAGCTGGATCTGGTGTAGTCTTATTCGGTGATAAGACACTGTTCAATAGACCTTCTGCATTCGATCGAATCAATGTAAGAAGACTGTTCTTGGTTCTTGAAAGAGCAATCTCTCAAGCTGCTAAGAACGTAATGTTTGAATTCAACGATGAGTTTACTCGAGCTGAATTTGTAAACGTTATTGAACCAGTTCTTAGAGATGTTAAAGCTCGAAGGGGTATAACAGACTTCAGAATTATTGCAGACGAAACAGTCAATACTCCTGCGGTCGTTGATCGAAATGAATTTATCGCGAACATCTTCATAAAGCCTGCACGTTCAATTAACTACGTAACGCTTAACTTCGTAGCTGTTAGAACTGGTGTTGACTTTACTGAAATTGTTGGCACAGCTGGTGTTTAGGAGGTAAAAAATGGCATTAGGTAGCATAGATCAATTTAAAGCTAGACTAACTGGCGGTGGAGCTCGAGCCAATCTATTTCAAGTTAACTTAAACAATCCTCGAGGTGGTTTAGGTGTTGATGTAGATGCAGACCTCTCATCATTCCTTTGTGAAGCAGCTCAGTTACCAGCATCGACTCTTGGAACTATCGTAGTTCCTTATAGAGGTCGACAATTAAAGATTGCTGGTGACAGAACTTTCGATCAATGGACGGTTACAATTATTAACGATGTAGAGTTTAAACTTCGAAATGCATTTGAAACATGGATGAACGCCATTGCGAATCATGCAGATATCGGAGGAACTCAAAACCCAGAATTGTACTTCACTGATTTACAAGTTAAACAGTTTGATAGAGATGAAACCATAAAGAAGACATATAACTTCAAAGATGCATGGCCAGTAGACGTAAGTGCTATTGACCTCAACTATGGTGACGTTGATACTATTGAAAGGTTTACAGTAACTTGGCAGTACCAATACTGGACATCTAATACAACAGATGGCGTTAGTTCAACTACTGCGGTTGTAGCTTAAATAAATACTATTATTATGGAGGGGACAATTTAGTCCCCTTCATTTAAAGGAAAGTTATAATGGCTGAAGATAACAAAGGCTTTACACTATTTGGGTTTGAACTAAAACGAATTGAAAAAGAGGATCCAAAGAAAAAACCATCGATAGTCCCTAAAACGGATGAAGACGGAGCTGGATATGTAACAGCTTCGGGTTCACATTATGGTCAATACGTAAGTATGGACGGTGATGATACAAAAGATAATGCTCAACTTATTATGAAGTATAGAGGAACTGCGATGCATCCAGAGTGTGACGCAGCTATAGAAGACATAGTTAATGAATCAATTGTTGCAGCAACTGAAGCTGGAGAACAAACCGTACAACTTAATCTTGATAAATTAAAAGTTAGTGACGGAATCAAAAAACAAGTACAAGAAGAATTCGATAATATTATATCAATGCTTAACTTTAATGAGTTGGGCCATGACATATTTAAAAGATGGTATATTGATGGAAGACTATATCATCACCTAGTTGTGAATGAAGCAAACCTTAAAGCCGGTATTGTAGAAATAAGACCTATTGATGGGTCAAAGATGCGTAAGGTTAAACAAGTCAAAAGAAAAAAAGATCCTAGAACGGGTGCAAATCTAATAGAAAAAGTTGATGAGTACTACATCTATCAAGAAAAACCAGGTCAATACACATCTGGTGTAAAGATGAGTTTAGACTCTGTAAGTTATATCACATCAGGTTTACTAGACGAAACAAGAAAGAAAGTATTAGGTTTCTTACATAAAGCACTAAAGCCTCTTAATCAACTTAGAATGATGGAAGACTCTCTTGTTATTTACAGATTAGCAAGAGCACCAGAAAGAAGAATATTCTATATTGACGTTGGTAACTTACCAAGAGGAAAAGCTGAAGGTTATATGAAGGATATTATGGCAAGATACCGTAATAAACTTGTTTATGATGCAAAAACTGGTGAGATAAGAGATGATCGTAAACATATGAGTATGTTAGAAGATTTTTGGTTACCAAGACGTGAAGGTGGTCGAGGTACTGAGATCTCTACATTACCAGGTGGTGATAATCTTGGTCAGATCGACGACATCGTATACTTTCAAAAGAAACTATATAAAGCTCTTAATGTTCCTATCAATAGATTAGAACAAGAATCACAATTTAGTTTAGGTAGAACTTCTGAAATAACAAGAGATGAATTAAAGTTTCAAAAGTTTGTAGCAAGACTTCGAACACGTTTCGCAAAGTTTTTCTTAGATATTCTAAAGGTTCAACTACAACTTAAAGGTGTTATAGTTGAAACTGATTGGGACGATATGAGGAATGACATCATCATTGACTATTCAAAGGATAATTATTTCGCAGAACTTAAAGATGCAGAACTTTTAAGAGAAAGATTACAAACTTTGGACCAAATATCACAATATGTTGGTACTTATTTCTCAAAAGATTACGTTATGAAAAATGTATTAGGCTTTACCGAAGAAGATGTCGAGAAGATGCAAGATGATGCTGAAAAGAATCAAGAAAGAATCGATAAAGCAACTGATGATGAAGAGCCGCAAGAAGCAGTAGAGATCCAACCAGATTTAGTAATATCAGAAGATACGATAATAAAAGAATTAGAAAGCGAAGTGAAACTCAAGGAGTTAGAAGTATTAGATTCAATAAATAAATCATTGAAAAAGTAGTACATTATGTCAAAGATTATCAATGAAGCTCTCTTAGCCTTACACATAAAAGAGTTACAGGAAGAGCTCAATCGTCTTAAAAAATCTCCCGGAAAACAAGGCCAAAAAGGTGAACCTGGAAAGCAGGGTCCTGTTGGTTTGCGTGGTCAAAAAGGTGACAAAGGTGTTAAGGGAGATCTTGGCCCGCAAGGCCCAATTGGAGAAAGCGTAGTTGGTCCTCAGGGTGAAAGAGGAGATGCAGGTCTTACTGGTTCACAAGGTGATATTGGTTTACAAGGACCGCAAGGCGAACAAGGTCTTCAAGGTGAACAAGGCGAAAAAGGTATACAAGGAGAACAAGGCCTTATAGGAGAGCAAGGTCTTCAAGGATTACAAGGGCTTCAAGGACTACAAGGTCCAAAGGGTGATCAAGGTGAACAAGGGTTTATTGGCGAACAAGGTCCTATAGGACCAATTGGGTCTGAAGGACAAAGGGGTTTAATTGGTGAACAAGGTCCTCAAGGTGAAAGAGGATTAATAGGCCCAAAGGGAGATACAGGATCAATAGGTCCTCGAGGGCCAATCGGTCTTACAGGTCCACAAGGACCACAAGGAGAAACAGGACCCGCTGGTAATACTGGGCCAGCTGGGAAAGATTTAACACTAGACGAAGTTCAACCACTACTCACCGGTATAGACAAAAAATATCAAGGTAATTATGATAGGTTTGTAAAAAATGTAAACAAATCTCTATCTACTATAGGTGGAGGTGGTCTTGGCGAAAAAGATGTAATAAGTCTTATAGATATACACGCTCCAGCTTCAGGCGGTGGAGGATCAGGAACTGTTGACTCAGCAGCTACTATATCACTTATAAACGCTCATGCACTAGATTCAGCAAGAGCAACTGGCTTGATTGATTCAAATTATGTGCAAGCAAGAACTGCTACGCAGTCGTTTGATTCTGCTTACTTATCTCACTTACAACAAGATCTAGTGCCTTTCAGAGATTCAGAGTTTAGTTTAGGTTCAACCAATAAAAAATGGAAAGATTTATTTTTAAGTGGATCAACAATATTTTTAGGAGACGCTACGATAAGGTCGGAGCCTGGAAGGGGGTTATTTCTTAAAGGACCTCAAGGTGAACTTAAAAATGTTAATAATAGCACAGATACTATCCCTACTGGAGACTTAAGAAATACTGCAGGCGATAATAATAATAACGCTAGAGAAGATGATAACACTAAATCTTTAGGCGGTGTAGATAGAGATGCGTTTGGTGCAGACCTAAGAACGATGTATGATTGTATGGAACCACATGGAGTGTTTCAAAGTTTAGACTATGGTGCAGGCGAATCTCACGTTGGAGCCTAAAAAGTATTATAAATAGAAAGAACGACGTATAAAGGACTGATATGCCAACAACATTACAATTTAGAAGAGGTAACGCAGCTCAAAATAATACCTTTACAGGTGCTGCTGGTGAAATCACCTTTGATGTCACGAATAAAACTTTACGCGTTCACGATGCCTCAACTTCTGGTGGTACTCGATTAGCTACCTTTGCAGAGGTTCAAGCTCTTCAAGCCGCAAATGCTCTTGATTCGGATATAGTTAAACTTATCGCTGAAAACGATTTAAAACTTTTAGACTCTGGTAGAGCTCTAGGTTTAATTGACTCTGATTATATTCAAGCCAGAGTAACAGCAGGCACAGATTCATCCGCAACCATTGCTCTTATAAATGCTCATGCCTTGGATTCTGGTAGAGCTACAGCTTTAATTGACTCTGCCTATATTAATGCGAGATCTGATGCTAATGTTGATTCTGCTAAAGTAAGTTCTATCATAACTGCAGATGTTGATGCAACTTTTATTAATAATTTAACAATAGATGCAGATACTTTAGCCGGTCAAAATGGAGCTTTTTATAGAGCATACGGCAATTTAACTGGAAAACCTACAATTCCTGCTTTTGGTACTGACTTCGTCGACTCAGCGGCTGCAATTACTTTGGCTGATGCTAGGATTGCTAATAATCTTATTGACGAAGATAACTTTGCAAGCAATAGTAATTCAAGAGCGCCATCACAACAATCGGTTAAGGCTTTTGTTGACGCTTATGTAGGTGAACTTATCGATGAAGATAATATGGCGTCTAATAGCTCAAGCCGACCTCCATCACAGCAATCAGTTAAAGCTTATGTTGATACAGAAGTTTCAGGTATAGTCGATGCTGCACCAGGTGCGCTAAATACTTTAAACGAATTAGCAGCTGCTCTGGGTGATGATGCTAACTTTAGCACGACTGTCACAAATTCAATAGCGACTAAAGCAACTTTGGCTCAAGCTCAAGCAGTAGATCCTAAACTAGGTACTGACTTTGTTGACTCAGCAGAAACCCTTAAACTCATTGATGCTAACGCATTAGACTCGGCAAGAGCTACAAGTTTGATCAATGCAAGTTATATACAGGCAAGACAAACAAATTTTGGAAATAGCAATGTTCAGACATTAGTAGATTCTGCATATGTTCAAGCACGTGTAACTGCAGGTACAGATTCAGCTGCAACTCTTGCACTTATTGACGCAAATGCATTGGATTCAGGAAGAGGTAACGCATTAATTGATGCAAGAGTAAACGCTACATTTATTAATAACCTTACTATTGATGCAGATACTTTAGGAGGCCAGAATGGTGCTTACTATAGGGCATATAGTAACTTAACTGGCACACCAACTATTCCTTCACTGGGAAACAATTTTGTTGATTCAGCTGCAACAATTATATTAGCTGATGCAAGGATTGCTAATAACATTATCGATGAAGATAATTTTTCGACTAATAGTGCTACTAGAGCACCTTCTCAACAATCAGTAAAAGCTTATGTAGATGCAAATGCTGGCAGTTCTCTTACAGTTCAAGAAGAAGGAAGTTCCTTATCAACGGCTGCTACAACACTAAACTTTGTTGGGTCAAACGTTACAGCAACAGGTTCTGGTGCAACTAAAACTATAACAATTACAGGTTCAGGTGGAATTGCATTATCTGATCTTTCTGGAAATAAAGGTTTAACTTATAATTCTGGTACTGGTGCATTTGATGTTGACTCAGCTAACATTAAGTCATTTACAGTACAACATTTAGGCACAGATTTTGTAGATTCAGCCGAAGCGCGGAAGCTTCTTTCAGGTGGAACTGGTATTACATACAATTCAAGTACAGGTGCAATCACAACAACAGATGCTGATATAGTACATGATAACCTTTCAGGATTTGTAGCTAATGAACACATAGATCATAGTGGAGTAACTATTACTGCTGGTGCTGGTTTAACTGGTGGTGGAACTATAGCTTCAACAAGAACACTCGATGTTGTAGGTGGTAAGGGTATCATAGCGAATGCTAATGACATTCAAATTGACTCAGCAAACATTGTCTCTATAGTTGACGCAAATGCATTGGATTCAGCGAGAGCATTATTAGTAGCTGAAACAGAGTTTAGTGTAACAACTGCAAACGGTGGAGTTTACAAATTTACTGGTGATGGTTTTCCATCTCAATCGGGAGATAACCCAACACTTTACTTTACACGTGGTAAACGATACGTAATACACAACTCTTCACACGGATCACATCCGCTATATATTAAAACGACTCCTGGCACTGGTACGGGTAATCAATATGCATCTGGAACGGCTGGACAAGGTACAGTTAAAGTAACGTTTGATGTTCCTATGGATGCTCCTACATTATTGCACTATCAATGTTCTGCTCATTCAGCGATGCGAGGATCTATAGTTATATTAAGCGATGCGTCAGCAGTCGATTCAGCTCAAGTTACAGGCATAGTCGATTCAGATTATGTTAATATAAGATCTTTAAAGGGACTTTCTGTAACTACAGCCTCAGCTTCAGGTGGAGGTACTCTAGCATATAATAATGTAACAGGTGTATTTACTTTTGCGCCTTCTACAAACTCTGGAGGAGGAGGTGGTGGGAGTGGATTAGACTCAGCGCTCACCACTCAACTCATTGACTCAGCCTATGTTCAAATTAGACAATCTGCAGGTGGAAGTTCATTAACTGTACAAGATGAAGGAAGTGCGTTATCTACTGCAGCTACTACTTTAAACTTTGTAGGAGCCGGTGTTGTAGCTTCTGGTACAGGTGCAACTAAAACAATCACAATCGCTGGTGGTAGCGGAGGTAGCGGTAGCGGTAGCGCAGCTGAACTTACTAAGCATACATACTTTGCTACTGCAGGACAAACACAATTTTCTGGAGGAGATGAAGGAGGTACAAGCCTTTCTTTCGATGCTGGAACTATTAATGTTTATCACAACGGTATACAAATTAGAGCTGTAGATGATTATATTGAGAGCGCAGGTACTAATAGAATTACATTTACACAAGCTGTAGACTCAGATGATATAATAGTAATCGATAAATTTGCCACACCAAATGCAGGTGCAGCAGGATTATCTAGCTTTGAATATTTTGCCACCTCAGGTCAAACACAATTTTCAGGTACAGATGAAGATGGAGAAAGTTTATCTTTCGGTGCTAATCAGATTCAAGTTCATCAAAATGGTGTTTTACTAAAACATACAAATGACTATATTGAAAGCGCTGGAACAAATAGAATAACACTTGCATCAGCAGCTGATTCAGATGATATTGTAACAGTATCTGTGTTTTCAGGCAGTGGATCAAGCGGTGGTGGTGGAACTTCATGGCAAAGTTTAAAGACAGCAAATTATACTGCAACTGCAGGCCAAGGTGTCCTCACTAATACAACTGGAGGAGCTTTTACTGTATCGCTGCCTTCGAGTCCTTCTGCAGGTGATGAAGTAAAGATTGTAGATGCTTATGGAGTTGCAGGTACAAATAACGTAACGATCGCGAGAAATAGTAGTAAAATACTTGGAGCAGATTCAGACTTTATACTTGACATAAATAGAGCTGCAGTATCACTAGTGTATGTAGATGCAACACAGGGATGGATAGTAACGGAGAAATAGATGGCTAAGCTTTCAACTTTTATAAAAACAGAAAATACCGCGGTTGGTGCCGGACTTACAGTTTATGCAAATATTTCTGCCATGCCTACTAGCGGGCCATCAGTCGGAGATCAAGCATTTAATTCTGATAATAATAAAATTTATGTTTGGAATGGAAGTGGTTGGTTTAGCGTTGCAACTGTTAATCAGACACCGACTTGGTCTACTGAACCAGACGCTTCTTATCTATTGTTATCTGATGGAACTGCAACTTCAATTACTGTTGCTGCAACGGATCCTGATGGATTTCCAGTTACATATGCAGCTACACCTTCAGGTCTAGGAAACATAGCAACAATATCTCAGAGCGGAGCAACATTCACAATCACTCCTTCTACTAATACAGCCCATGCCGGAACCTTTACAGTTACATTTACTGCAACAGATGGTACTAATACTTTGTCTAAGCCTGACGTATCATTTACATTGGCATTTGCTATACAAAAATCCAACTTCACAACATTCTTAGCAAAAGCATCTGGAACTGGAGCTAACACAACACCAACAGATGCATCAACAAGCAATCACTCATTGGCTATGAATGGATCTACTGCTACATTAACAACGTTTTCACCTTACAAGCCTTCAGGCTATTCAATGTATTTTGATGGAAATGGTGATTACCTAACAGCTGCACATAGCACTGATTTTACATTAAGCGGTGAATTTACTATTGAAATGTTTGTATATTTAAATCAAACTTCGTATTCAAGAACTGTACAAAGATTAGTAACACCAAGCAACTCATCGCCTACTAGTGAACCATACATTTCTATAGGAAATGATCAGGGTGGTGTTAATGCTGGATGTTTATGTTTTACATCATCTGTTGCCGCCGGAAATCCTCAAGGTTATGCTACCTATGAAGGGACTGGTGCAACAGGAACTAATCTTTATTTTCCGTTTAAAGAATGGGTACATGTTGCATTAACGAGAGATAGTAGTAACGTATGTAGACTATTCCAAGGTGGAATATTAGTAGCTACTGTTACTATATCAGGAGGTTTTAATTTTTCTGGAGCAGACAATGGTGGAATAACTATTGGTAAGTCTGGCTGGAATAATTCTGAACCTTTTGGACCTGGATATATAGCTGATTTTCATATGGTAAAAGGAACCGCAGTTTATACATCAAATTTTACACCACCAACAGAAAGATTAGCTCTTGTTACAAATACAAAACTGTTACTAGGAGCACCAGGCTTTTATGATAAATCAACAGGAAGACATCTTATAACAGTGAACGGTAATACACACACAGATCCGTTTTCACCATACACTTTACCGGTTGAATATTCAGCTTCTACACACGGTGGATCAGCTGCCTTTCCTGGAACATCAGATGAGATTATAACTTCTGATGGAGCGTCAAATGCGATTGGTTTAGGAAGTGGCGACTTTACGATAGAAACATGGATCTATAAACATAATGCGCCTACTGATACCTGGAATGCGCTTATAAGTCAAAAGTACGGTGCAAGTGGTGGTTGGAGAATGTATAAATCTGACGGCAATGGACGAATGAGATGGTATGCTGCTTCGACAGATACTTTGTTATCCAATGCAAATAATCCACTTATACAAAAATCATGGTGCCATGTAGCAATGGTAAGAGATAACGGAACGTTGACTTGGTATATTAATGGAAAGGCTTCAGGATCTCTTGGTGGTCATTCATACAATTATACTGGTGCCTCAGCTGAAGTAGAAATAGGAAAAGGAACTTATGGGTATGATGGGCCAGGAAATGTAAATATGACTGACGTAAGAATGGTAAATGGAACTGCTGTTTACACTGGAGATTTTACACCTCCAAGCGGACCTCTTACAACAACTGGTGGAACATATCCGTCAACAACGAATGTTGTTACATCAATTCCTTCAGGACATACCAAATTATTGTTGAATATGACACAATCTAAAATCCTAGATACCAGCCAATCTCATCCGCGGATGCAAGTTTATGGTAATACTGCAGCATCGGCTACGCAACAAAAATTTAGCGGGCAAAATACAATAGCGTTTGACGGAGCTAGTGATTATATTACTATAGAAAATACAAATCAACTTGGAACTGACGATTTTACTATAGAAAGCTGGATATATCCTACATCTCTTACCAGTAGCCATAACGTTGTGTTTAGTAATTATAATTCTTATGGTGCTGGCTCATTTGGAATTTTTGTGCCTCATAGTACAGCTACATCCTCGTTTTCTCTTGTAAATGAAGATGGAGCTGCTTCTGGAGGAAGTCTTAGTTACAACCAATGGTATCATATCGCGGCAACGAGAAGCCATGATACACTTCGATTATTTGTTAATGGTACTGAAGTAGCTAATAGAAGTCATGATACTCATTTAAATGGTGGTGGTACTCTTGCTTATATTGGAGGAACTGGGGATATAATTGGGAGCGGTGAGTTTCCTGGTTATATGGATGATTTTAGAATAACTAAAGATTTCGCGAGGTATCCTTATATAGCCGAAGGAGTAACACTAACGACAACAAACTCTGGTATGCGAAAAGCAGATGGAACGTTTGTTACCGCTACTGCTTCAAACGTGCAGATCTTAGCTTGTCACACAAGTAATCCTGTGACTGAAGGTTCTTCAGCCGGTCTTACTATAACTAATAACAATTCAGTGGCTGAAACTACAACTGAGATGCCAGTAGGACACACGAGCGGTATGACAGGAATGCAATTTACTGCATCAGCTGATAAAAGTCTTACACTTTCTGGCGGTACAGCAATGGGAACTGCTGATTGGACACTTGAATACTGGGTATGGCACGACTCATTAACTGCAGACCAAGCTCATTTTTCTGCAGGATCTCAAGCTCCATCAATTTTTTATGATCATAGTGAAACTAAGTTTGCGTGGTATCATGGTAGTCAATCAAGTATTACAACAGTTACACCTGAAGCTAAAAAATGGTATCATTTTGCTATTGTTCATACTGATTCAGATGGAAAATTAAATATATTTGTAAACGGTAAACTTGCTTGGAATATAAGTTATAGCCAAAACTGGACAAGTACATCTTATATTATTGGAAATAGTTCAGCATCTAACAGCCATCATGACGGCACAATAAGTAATTTAAGACTTATAAAACAAGCGTTATATACTAATAGCTTTACTCCTGCGACAGTAACGATAATAGGATAAATAGAACATGGCCATTTCAAAAGCAAGAAGAAAATCATCATTCGCGGTAGATGGAAGTCCGATAATCATAACGGAGCCTAATCCTATTGAGCTGGCGCCTGTTTTGAATACAACAGATTCCGCTAGAGCAACATTTAAAGCAACTGATCCTGGAGGCTTTAATATTTCATATGATATTAAATATTTTGCTGACAGCTCTAAGTTAGCATACACTAATGATTCTTCTAATCTACCTCCTCACTTATTACATCCAGCTCAAATTACTACGGCTTCAGATAGCGCTGGACTCCTGGCAACATATAGATTTTTAACAAGAACTGCTGATTCAGATGGTAGTGGTAATAGCACTGTACAACGATTTTTGCATAAGTATATAGCGTCAGATGGTCTAAGAAATATATCAACGACTAAGGCATTTCAATTTAACTTTGTTGCTTCCACAGCCGAAGTATTAATCGTCGGTGGCGGTGGCGGAGGAGGAGGCTGGGGAGGCGGCGGTGGTGGAGCTGGTGCTGCGCGATACTATTCAGCATTTTCTATTACAGCAGGTCAGGCTTACACCGTTACTGTTGGCACAGGTGGTGCTGGTTCTGGTGGTGGTAGTAATAATAATCAAGCTGAAGGTGTTGCTAGTGTTTGGCATACTTTTACTGCAGGAGGAGGTGGCCACGGTGGTGGTCAAGCTAGTGGACTTACATCACACTCTGCCGGCAATAATGGTGGTTCCGGTGGAGGTGGCGGTTGGGGTGTAACCGGTATCGGTCATGCCCAAACCTATGGCGATTATGGTAATGCTGGAGCCGCCGGCGGTGGCAGTGGTTATGACGGAGGTGGTGGAGGTGGCTATGGTGGTCAATCCCCTCACTTGTCTGGTTTTACTACAGCTTATTATTCTGCTGAAACTG